GCCTGCGACGCCACCAGAAGTTGTGGTGGTAGAACCAAGCATCGGCAGTGAACCAACCACGCCTGAAGTTACTGTCGTGGCTGATGGTGTGTCGTCTCCTTCAATAAACGATTCTGTATAGCTAAAAGCGTCACCAGCAGTTGTAACGCTGTAAGCGGCAGGAGTGTAACCAACAGCGGAACCGGCAGTAAGGGTGCCAAGACCACCAGCAGTGTCCAAAGTGATGTTTGAACCAGAAACAGAGTATGTAGAGGGAATTTTTGCTGCGACTGATCCCGCTCCATCGACACTCAGCTGAATGCTTGATTGGATTTTATGGGTGATGTCAGCTTGGGCAGGCAATCCCAAGAGTGTCACACCCAATACCAAAAGTGTGCGCTTCATTTGATGCCAGCCCTGGAATCTTTGTTATCCACAATAGTCGGCTTTTTGTTGGCGCTGCTATTGCTCTTACGTTCAATACCAAATGAGGCCATAGCTCCTGTAAGAAGCGATGCCACAAAGGTATTGTCCATTTTCATCTGCGGGAAAAGCCCTAGGTAAGAGACGGTGAGCAGCGTGGCGCTCCAGACCAAGACGGCGCATTTAACGAGATCAGCAACGCTGACGCCTTCTTTTTCGTTGTTATCCGTTGGCTCTGCCATGATTGAGGAAGTTGCGGTCAGGTCATGGTTGAAGTCTGGGCCGCTGTCGCTGGAGCGTCAATAACCACTGCTGCACTTGGAGTTTCAGGAATCAACCGACAGTCACGTCAAGGACAGGATTCATTGATCCGTCTGACCACCGCTGTCGACAACCTGTCCAGCAGGCTCGACATCTTGCATCAAGACATCAAGAGTAAAGACGTAGAAGTCTTTGGGAGATTGAGCCAACTGGAGCAATCAGTGGCGCGTCTGGAAGGTCACAGTGATAGGCACTAACGTATAGATGTTGTTCAAGGCAAGGCAATGATCCTGATCATCAAGCCAATCCTGATGGCATTTTTGAAGTCAGATTCGGTCAAAAGACTGATTCTTGATCTTCTGCGTGCTTACGCAAAGACCACAGACAACACGATCGACGATCAAGTTTGCGATTACGTCAGCAAGAATCTTTTTCCTAGCACCCGTGTTGAGAAGTGAGGTTGTCCGCGTTTTCCGCAACTGGTTGGTTCGTTGCAGGAGGCGCGGTCATGCTTTTGGTTTGCGCCTCAAGTTTGATATTCATCGGCGCATACAACGCTGGTCAAGACACCTGTCGCCAGGCAGTATCAGAACAATCCTGATCGTTTTGGCAGTGCCGCTCAGCTTATTGCCCTTCTTTCAGTTTTTCCGTGGTACGCCCCACCAGTTGGCTGCAATTAAGGAACTTGAGGAGTCAGTGCCAAAGGAGTTATTGGAGGAGGATTCCGATTGGTTTGAAACGTGGAGAGAAAGTGGGCGAGACGTGGAGGTTTACATGCCCTACTTCAGTCAGCGAGATAACAGGACAGGATTTGGCTATCGAGAGTGTTTCAGCTCAGCAGCTGCGATGGTGGCAGCGTATTACAAGAAGGTCAAAACAGATGATGAGTACATTGCGATCCGCTCCAAGTATGGGGATACAACTTCTGTTCAAGCGCATCTCAAGGCACTGAAAGAACTTGGTTTAACAGCTGAGTTTCGCAAGGATGGCGATTCCGATCTGGTTGAACTTGAGATTGAAAGCGGCAGACCGATACTGGTGGGATGGCTGCATTACGGCAATTTGCTTCTAGGGGAGCCGCCGATGTGTGACGGCATGAGCTGTGGTCATTGGAGCGTCATCAGTGGTTACGCAGGGAAGCACAGCAGCGATCCAGAGTGGATCATGCAAGATCCCAATGGCTTGCCAGATATGGTGAAGGGAGGGCACAAAAATCCGCATCTGGGACGTAATGCGCGGATTAGACAGGCTGAGTTTTACCAACGTTGGCAATCGGAGGGTCCCAGGACTGGGTGGGTGATTTTGGTCGATGATGAGTGAGTTTTATTGGGTCTGGGCGTTTATCAGTGCGTTTTGGACAACTGTGGTTGTGCAATGTGCCAAGCCAGTGAACTGGGATCAGTGTTCACGGGTCAATGATTGGTTGGTGCCGTGGGTGCGAGATGTGATGGAGATGCACGAAAAAGGCGCTTATGCGTCTGAGAGAAAAATTCTGGGCAAAGCTGAGTAGGATTGATTTTTGCGTCCTTGGGATGGCAGTTCTGTGTGATTGGGAAATTTCGGCTCGATGCCGAAAAAGCCAAATGGTCGTCCCATTCGATGAAGAGCTGTTGAACCCTGCCAGCCTTGATTTGCGACTTGGGGACTATTTGATGGTGGAGAGCATTTATAGCCCTGAGTTGGTGCGCATCAACATCGCGGACAAGACAGAGGATGACCCGTTCATGCTTCAGTCCGGCGAGTTTTGCTTGGCTGAGACACTTGAGCTGTTTAACCTGCCCGACGACATCAGCTGTCAATTTGTACTCAAGTCAAGCCGCGCACGATCTGGTCTTAATCACTTGCTTGCTGGTTGGTGCGACCCAGGCTGGCACGGAAGTAAGCTGACGCTCGAATTGAAGAATGAGCGGTTGCATCATGCGTTGCCGTTGTATCCGGGTCTAAAGATCGGTCAGATGGTGTTTCATGCGATGTCTAACGCTCCAATGCGTAGCTACGCAGAAACAGGTCATTACAACAACCACTTGACAGTCATGCCTTCCGTGGCATGAATTGATAAGAATCTTCAGGGCTATGGGCTGGGCAGACTGGATGGTTGTCCACCAAAGCCTTGAAGAGGAGTTGGAGTTGGAACGGAACGTGCGAGACGTTCAAGGCTGCACAGACGAGGATGCGCTTAAGGCGCTTTGCGTGTCATTGGTGCGGACCAACTGGCATCAGGCGAAGCTGCTGAAGCAAGCAGTAGGTCACATTGGCGAGCTAGATGCGTCGATGCTTTGTTCCGACTGATCAATCTTGGAACGGCGGTTTCTTGCCCTGCCTTCAAGTCTGGCGTCTACGGCGTCTTGCCATTTTTGCTTGTCGTTAACTAGAGCTTCGCAGTAGATCTCTTCTTTGGTGTTTTCTGCAAGATAGTCATAGACCAGCTGACGGATTAGAGCTGATGGTTTGATGCCTTGAGCGTTGGCCTCTTGCATGAAGAGTTCACCACGAAAAGGCTCAAGTAGGACTTGGATATATACCCGGTTGCCGTGCTTTGTAGCCATCGGCTTTAAAATACTAGACGAATGTTACCATGTTATCGAGTCGTCAACCTTTTTCTTCCACGCAGTTGCTTGAGCAGAGCGTGCATTGGTGCGTTGACGACGAGAGCCTTGTCTGACCTTTCTTGCTCCTTCTAGGAACATTGCAGCCCTTTGAAGGTCAGCTGTTGTTGCCAGTTGAATTGCTCTGTTGAGGCGCTCCATGATGATCTGACGCCCCGATTTCGGTTGCGGCATACTTCATCGCGCCAGCAAGGGTTTGGTGGAACGTTAGCGCGTAAGACTCGGTTAGTACAATCCATTCATCGTTGTGACGAAAGATTTGAATGTTCATCAGTCATTTTTGAAGATGTGATGCAGTCTTTTGAACTCATGAATTGGCGTTGATGTAAGGATGCTGACTTCTACGTCGCAACGTAATGCGTTGATAACTTGTCGCTCCATGTAATCTATATTGGATTCATAAGTGACTTGTTCAACAGCAAGTGGCTTGTCGTCTGCGTCGAACGAGGTGAAGCGTGTTATTGCTAACGGACAGTGCTCGTCAGCGATCTGGCAGTAATGCAGGTGAACGTTTTTAGTCCCCATGACCTGGGCTGAAGAGTTCGTTGAAGACAGTGGCGACAAGGCTTTCAGCCTGTTGCCTATCCAGACCATAGCTGGATCGACGACGAACCTTCGTAACAGCTTTGTGAAAATCATTGGTGGTGAGCCCGAAATGATTGGGCGGTTGTGAAAGACGTTCACGGATTAATTCTGACCTGTGGATGCCTTTTTCTTTGGCTTCAGCAGAGAGTCTTTCGATCAGCTCTTCTGGAAGGAGGGTTTCGACTTTTTTCATGTGGAGATGTTACTTACGCTTTGGGCGTTTTTTACTCTTTCGAGACGGTTTGACACGCGGCTTGTCAGGTTTGGCTTTGAGGCGTTCGATGGTCTCGCGATAGCCGGGTGGTTCTGGGACGTTTCCACGCTCCAAAATCTCATTCCAGTTCATCCCTCACGCGCGTATAGATGTCCAGGGTGTCCAGGGCGCTCCAAAGCGTAGTGACCGCAATGGATTTGACCCTGGACACGGGGGGTGGACAGGTTAGATGTGTCCAGCCTCTTCGCCTGACAGCTCAATCTCAACCGCTCCATCAAACAAACCCTGGACACCTCTTGATTGTCCAGGGGTAGTGTCCACACCCAGATCCCGCTCCATGACTGGTTTTATTGGAACGGTGGACACTTCCTTCAACTCTCCGCGTGCGAGAACTGCTGTCCAGTTCTTAGCTTGAGATCCTTTTGGAGCGTCTGAGACAATCAAGCCCCGTTTTTCGAGTCTCTGGAGCGATTTGTGGATCGCAGCTGGTTTGCCGTCGATCAGCGGATCACAGACCAGATCATCTTTGGTGCGTGACTCGGGGTAGACGACGCGGAGCTTTTGAAGAACACGATCAGTGACGGAAGCCGGAGAAGTGTTGGTCTCGTCCACTTCAGGCGTGAAGTCAGAGATGGTGAAGCTGAGGTCGTCTTGCATCTGCATGACGAGCTGAGTGCCCATTCGACCGGAGCGTGACTTCTCAATGGTGATGAGGCGGCTATGAGCGCCTACAACGCCTCTCTCTTCGTCTGTGGGCTTACGAAGCGCCCAGGTCTCGTCAACGGCGTCACGGATGGCTGAGGTGCCTCTGAAGCCACCGTTCTTGTTGGCGTGGTGAACGATGAGGATGGTGGCCTTGGGGAAGAGAACACCGTTGTTCTTGGTCAGCCAGTAGAGCGGAGTGGCGAAGTCAGATTTGTTCTCGTCAAAGGCGCGACCACCGGAGCAGCCAATTAGCGAGTCGATGACGACCAGCTTGGGCTGATGTTTTTTCATCAGCTTGATGAACTGGGCATAGCGCTGAAGCTGCCAGTCCGTCTGGATCATGCTGTCCTTGGTGATGGGGAAGTCCACCTCCTGCAGCTGTTCCTTCAGTTGAACGAGAGGCTGATCACCATTCAGAAGAACAACAGGACCCTTTTGCACTGGAACGTGATTGCCACGGACGACGAAAGGCTTGCCAGTTGCAATGTGCTTAGCGAGAGCCCAAGCGGACATGGATTTACCGTCACCACCAGCGCCATAGATGAGAACGACGGAGGGATGAGGGAGGACATCAGGGATGAGGTACTCACGCTCGGTTTCGGTTTCCATCAACTCCTGAATGCTCATGATGTCCTTGGCCTCTTCAAATGAAAGCTGGTCAACGATTAGCTTTTCGAGAGCAGTTTGATCGCGGTAGCCAGCCTGAAGAGCAAGGGTGTTGAGCTTGTAGTTGA